GTAAAAATTTTCATGTTTTTTTCCCGCCCGGCGGGGCGTTTTGTTTTTGTGGCCGTACTGCCGCCCGCGCGGCGGGAGCCGCCGGATCCGCCGCCGGAAGGAAGCCGGAGCGGAGGCGTTTTTTTGCCCGCGCGGCGCGGCGTGAGGGGCGGGGCCGGCGCGGGGGGAGGAGGGCGTCCGGGACGCGGGCGCGTTTTTTTGGGGGAGCGTCGCCGGCGGATAATGGCGGATGAACCATGGCACTAATGCCATAATCGCGCCGGAGAACGCGAAAGAGCGGGGAGGGACGCCGGGAGACGGCGGGGGAAGGCCGGGTTTATCCGGCGGGGTTACAAAACCGCGAGAGGCGTCGGCTCAGAAGCGGCCAGCACCCGGTCCCAGTCTTCCGATTCGACCAGGAAATCCGGCTGCGCCGCGAGCAGCTCTTCGCGCCGCGTGTAGCCGTAAAGCGCGGCGGCGGTTTTCATGCCCGCGCCGCGCCCGCCGGCGAGATCAAGGACTGAATCGCCAATCATCACGCACGACTGCGGCTCAAGCTGGTGCTTTGCCGCCATGTATTCCAGCATCTCTTTCTTGGAAAGGGTTCTGCCCGGCAGCACGTCGAGCGTCGTCACATCCGTGAAATACACATCCAGCCCCTTCATCTCAAGCAGGCGGCGCGTTACCAGAAGCGCCTTGTTGGTCGCCACAAAGCACGTTTTGTCCCTGTCGCGCAGCGCGCGCAGAAGGCGGGGGATGCCGCTGAAAATGCGGCTGCGGGCATAGGGCAGGCGGCGGTAGATGGCCCGGTAATCCAGCACAAGCTGGTTCACGCGCGAAGCCGGCGCGTGCGGCACGAGCCTCGCGAAAATGGCTTCCAGCGGCGGACCGATAAGGTACTGGTCCATGGGCGGTATGGGCTCCTGCGCGGCGCGCAGGACCTCCTGCATGGTGTTGAGGACGTCAGGCGCGGTATCCATCAGGGTGCCGTCCAGATCAAAGAAAAAACCGGAAAAACGATCGATGAACACAGGAGGTACCCTCGCGGGCCGCGCGCTTGCGCGGGAAAAAAGAACAGGCGTCGCGAAGGCGCGCGGGGGCGCTTCGCGGCACCTGCTGAACGTGCCCTGGTAGCCAAGGTGGGACTTGAATATTTTTGCTAACTATGGATAAATAATCATAAAATCCACATCAGCGAAAATAAGTTGCCCCATTTTGTTGCCACAGTTCAGCGAAGTATGATGGGGGAAGAACCACCCCCCCCGCGGTGATGTTATAAACTTCCTTTTTTATCTTCAGTCAAGATTTCTACGTGACTTTCCGCTTTTTTCTTAGCTCCGAAGGCGATTTTTCTCGCCAGATCCGGAACAGGCAAGCCTATATTTTCCATGTGCCGGATGATGGACAGCGCCTCGCAGGCCATCAGATACGACATAAAAAAATCCTGGATGTGCAGATTTGTTCCGACGGATGTGTTGATGCCGGCCGAGATGAACATGACGAGCAGGATCGTCACGGAATAGGAAAAAAACTTGCCGATGCCGCGGGAAAGCCGGTGCGGGTCGTACGTTCCGCCAATAAAGGAAGAGGAAAGCCCGAAGACGACATCTGCGCACATCATGCAGAAAACACATGCGAGCAAGAAAGAATCCCCTGCGCTGATGGAAGAATAAAAGCCCCCGACGATGCTGAAAAGCGTTTTTATCTGCCAATTATGCAGGCATGAACGCAGCGTTTCAGACATTGAAACAAACACCCCGCCGCCTTCATTCATCTCTTCCTTTCCCCCACGTTTTCAAAGCCTCAAACTGCGCATTGGCCCGCTTTAATGCGTCAACAACATCCAGATACGCATCAGCCAGCTCGCCGTTCGTTTTTGCCGTGAACGCCGGAATAGGCACAGGCTCAAGAAGTTCAGCGGGCGGCAGGAGGCGGATCGTTTTCGTCTGAACTGCCACCTGCGAACTGCCGCAGCCCGTCAGCAAAATCGGCAGGCAAAGGAGTATCCATCCAGTCGCGAACCGCATCGCTTTCACGGCTCTTTGCGGCAAGCGTCCTGCGAACCGCGTCAAGCGACTTGCTGATTTCTGTGGTTTTTCTGGCATAGTCGGCATAGGTCTTTTCCAGGGTTTCGCGTTCTGCGGTCATGGCGGCGATGGTCGCCTGGCTGGCTTTGTTCGCCGCTTCCAGCGCCACAACGGAAGCCTCGGCTTTTTCGAGCTGCGCGGAAAGCATCTTTATCCTGACACCAAGGAAGACTATCAAAATCAGGATGCCGACGCCGACGGCAAGCTGGATTTTTCCGCTAATCATCTCCGTCTTCCCATTCCACCGTCAGTTCCATCAGCTCGCCCTGTGTGAACTCGTGCAGAGCCTTGAGCGCGTGACGGCTTTCAAGCACGGCCTTCTGGCCGTAAAGCTCCCCGCGCGACATCCCGACAAGGATGCAGCCCTCAACGTCAGTCCGGAAGCCCTTTGCCGTGTCTCCGGCAACGTTGCCGGCGTGGATGAGGATGCCGGAGCGGCCCGGCACGTGCATCACTTCATAGACAACGCCGAATTTCCCGGAGTGCGTCCGGGAACAGTCGTAAACTCCCGCCGGGATGCAGGACACGTTTCTGCGGTTGTCCTTCCATGGCAATTCGATGGTTTGCAGGCTCAGTTCAGCGCCTTTTCCATTTTTCACTGTCAGCCGGCCAAAGGTCCCCTGTTCTCCGCTTTTCTCGCGCATCAGGATCGCCCTGAACATCTTTTCCCCCTATTCGTCGTCTTCTTCATCAGCATCCGGCCATTCCGCCGACGCCACAGGAAGGGCCGCAAAAAAATCCGCGTAGGCAATCGGCTCAACGGTCCCGGATATCATATCAGCGGCCAGCTTATTTGCCGCCTTCCATGTCGAATCTCGCAGGCCCATACAGTAGGCCCCCTCAATCGCGTATTGCATATCACCGCTTCCGGCATAGCTCACTGCGCTGATGATGCTGTCGTACCCGCGCGACTTCGCAAACGCGTCAAGCGCCTGCTGGACGCGTGAAAAATATACTTTTGACAGAGCATCAAGGTCAGGAATCAGCGCTACATCGTCAGATATGGCCTTTACAAACCCGGCATCCAACTTCGCCGCAATCTCATCCCAGCCAACTCTCTGCCAGCCGGTTTCCACGGAATACACGTCAAAAAGTTCTTCCATGCTCCCCCCTAAATATAAATTTCATCAATGATTAATGTATAGTTTTGCGTGCTGCTGACGGAAAGGACAACGATTTGAGTTGTTGAATCCTCACGTACTATCTGCACGCCAGCGTTTGACCATGTCGACCCTGGCCAAGCCTTCGTGATGATAAAGCCAAGATGCTCAGTGCGGTCGGCTGCCGGCGTGATGGTGATCGTTTTTGCTGTCGCCTGTGTCAAAGCGACTGTTTCATTATACACTTCAGCCCGTTTTACCGGTAATCTTCTCCCATTCCAGGTAAGCGTCCCGTTGTCCGCGTTGCCCTGGAGATCGGCATTTGTGAAAGTGCCGTCTGTTTTCATGGCTGATATGGAAAAAATGCCTGTCCCACCGCCTTGAGCAGACTGCAAGGCGATTCTAGCGCCTTTGTTATATTCGTTGCCGCCATGGATACGGACGGTGTCGCCCGCGTTTGCTCCGCCCATGACAGGACTTGCGCTCGACTTTATCTCTCCCGTCATCGTCCCGCCGGCGAGTTTCAGTGCCTTTCCGTCCTCCGTGTCCAGGTCGTCGCATTTCGCGCGTACGCCTGCCATGACGGATCGGATCGCGTTGTTGATGTTGGCCGGGGAGCAGTCTTCGCCGATGTCCAGCCCGTCGATGGCGGTATTGTCGTCAGCCGTGGTTGACCAATCAGAAACAGCCATTCCATTCACCCCCTACAAAATCGGCGGAACAGGCCACGGCGTTGCTTCTCCTCCGCCGTCCCACGGTGCGCCGTCCTGATCCGGCAAATCGCGGAGCGCCTGCCGGTACGCCGCCCATTCTGCCCGCGCTGCATCGGAAATCGGGTAATCAGACATAAACAGGTAATCCGTCTTCGCAATCAAAAAATCCCTGTGCGCTCTCAGCATGGAGAAAAGCTCATCTTCCGGCAGCGGAGGCAGCACAGGTTCAGGCTTGACTTGCCCAGGATGTTCCGCCGCGTATGCTGAGATTTCTTCCCACATCCCGGCAAATTCGCCTTCGTTCGGGACGTGGTAAGGCAATCCGTTGCACTCCACAACAAAAGAGCCGTCAGCCCGTGTATATATTGTGCTGTTTTTCCAGTCTTCCATTTTCTCCCCCTTACGCGATTCTGATGCACGCAACATGTGATACGATGCTAATCGTACCTACGTTCGTATATATCCCGGCTCCGCCAGCGTAGCTTGCGTTCACGAAATACTCGTACGTGGAATTGATCACATAATGCCCGGTACACCACCATGTGCCGCCGGAAGGCGCATAAAGTTTGTTGTCTGAGATGACGGCATCCTTGACCGTCGGGAAAAGCGTGTCGCCTGCGAGAAGGACGGGTTTGCTGTCCCATGTCAACCCGCCGTTTGCATCACCAATAAGGCTGACAAACGTTGAATTGGATTGGATTGCCGAGATGGTGAAACCGCCGCCGCCGGATGTGTTTCGGAGCGCTAATCGCGAACCGTTGTTCCAGGTCGAACCTCCGGCTAGTCGGAGTCCTGTCCCGCTGTTCGCGGCCATCGCTGGCTGGACATCAGATTTTATCGTCCCTGACATTGTCCCGCCGCCAAGCGGAAGGAAGGAACCGCCCCCGGGAATCAGCGATTTAACCTCGTTGATGGCCGCAACCAGGTTGTTTTTCGCCGTTGTGGTGAGGTTGGCGAGAAGGCCTGTCAATGCGACCGTCGGGATTTCCTGATTATTCCAGGCAAGCTGACCGGTATCAGCATTTCCTCCGAGAGTGACAAAAACCCCCGTCCCGTCAGATTTAATTGCGGAAAGGTAAAAATTTCCGCCGCCGTCTTCGGAAAGAAGCGCAAGCCGCGCGCCTTCATCCCAGCTGGAATCGCCGCAGAGCCGAAGCCCCGTATTCGAATTTGATGTCATCGCTGGCTGAACGTCGCTCTTGATCGCTCCCGTCATCACCCCGCCGCTTTTTTTCAGTGCTCCTGAATCAAGCGTGCTGATGGACGAATCGATAGAGGTTGTCTTTGCCTTCACGTCCGCCATGAGCTGGCGGATGGCGTTATTCACGTTGCTGGGCGGGCAACCCTCGGCGATGTTGATGCCGGAAATGGCCGAATTGTTGTTCGGATTGGTCGAGTAATCGTCAACGGACATGGTGGCGTCCTCCTTTTCCGGATAGGGTACAGGATGGAGCAACCGCGGCACAGGGGGACGCTGGAGTTTTTGGGAACGGGATGATATTTTAGAGAAAACTCAGGACAAAGGGGGGGAAAGAGAATGAAATCAGTCATTTTGTTTGTATGTGTATTTATTGTTTTATATTTTTTGTTTGATATTACAGATAATTTGAATAAATTACTGGTGGTTCTTTTTACCGTCTTATTATGTCTTTTTTTCGAGATTCGTTATGCCCTTCTAAAAATGTATGAAGAATTGCTCGACAAAAACAGCGATCTTGAAGACGAGCTTTATAAGCTCAAAAATAAAATATGTGAACTGGAAACAACCAAACAAGACAAGGAAAAAGAGCCATGGATCTATTAGCCATAGCTCTTGACATCCTCGCGAAATTATGCCTTTCTATCCTCACGGAGCCTAACAACTCCTCACGCGACGGATGCCTTTCCCGAAAGTCAAGGCTTTTTCTTTACCCTGTTTAGGGTATAATCCAGCCATGATTGGCCGGGAGTAGGCTAATAGAATACCCGCAAGGGAAATATGCCTGCCGCTCGCGTGCGGTTGTTAGCTCCCGGCCTTTGCTTATTTTGGCAGGGGCAATAACAAACCACGCGAGGTGCATTATGTGCGAACTTTCCCCGGTTTCCTTCCACGGCGACACCATCTATTGCGTCACCATCGAAAACCAGCCTTTCACCCCAGCCAAGCCCATCGTCGAAAACATGGGGCTGGCTTGGCAGACACAAGCGCGGAAGTTAACTGACAACAAGGAACGGTGGGGTATCACCATTATGATGATACCTTCCGAGAGCGGCGAACAGCAAACGCTTTGCATCCCCGTCCGCAAACTCCCCGCCTTTCTCGCCAGCATCAACCCCAGAAAAGTGAAGATCGCACTTCGGGAAAAAATCGAGCTGTATCAGCGCGAGTACGATGACGCATTATGGGACTACTGGACGAAGGGGCATGCCGAGCGTTCCTCTATCCCATCTACCTCTTCCACCGCCCCCCTCACGCCGGACCAGCAATGCACCTTGCAGGCTCTGGTCAAGGCAAAGGTCGAGGCCATCCCGGAAGCAGAACGGCACGGCGGCATGTACCCGCAGATCTGGAGCCGGTTCAACAACCACTTCCGAATCGCCCGCTATGCCCAGCTCCCGCAATGCAGGCTTTCCGAAGCTATAGCCTACCTCACGCAGATGGAGCTTTCCCCGTCCGTCCAGCCCCGCCGTGCCATCACCGCTTCGCAGGCAGGCATGCAGGCCAAGAAAATGCGCATCCCACATGACGCAGACAAGACACTCAAGCTCCTGCACGAGACGCGCGAACGCCTCCGCTGGGACTTAATCCCCAGCGGCTACACCTTGGGCGATAGCATGGCCGCAGAGCGCTTCGACCTTGCCGAAGACCTGTACGTCCTCCAGGATTGCCTCTGGGCGGCCCTCTGGCGCATCGTCTCAGCCACGCGCCGCGTCGGCGACTGGGACGCAGCCAGACGAAGCCAGGCCAGAAGATAAAAAAATGGGGGGGCATTTCGCCCCCCTTCTTATTTCGCAGCGGTTTTTACTCTTCCTGCATCCTCCCAAGCAACCCGCCGAGACGCCCGGCAATCGGTGCCGCTTCCTCCAGAATCACCCGGCTTGCCGCAGACTGCGGCCGGGCAAGAAAATTGATGACCGGCTGCGATGTCGTCAGCCTTGACAAGCCCCAAGGGACGGCAACCGTTGATGCTGGTCCAACAAATCCGAGTGGGGAATAAGCTCCGGCAGCTGTTCCAAGCTGTATAATCTTCTGTGGATTAAGGCCTGTAAAAAAACCTATTGCCGCGTTTGTCTGCGCGGTTTTACTCGTGTTCGCATTGCGAGCTACGTTTGCAATGGCATCAGATACCGTGCGGAGATGGTCAATTTCAGGTTCAGGCCACAAGGCAGCCTGCGTCTGCGGAGAAAGACCTCCGCGGCCATACCCCAGCATCTTTGAGAACTGCGCCGCGCTTGCCGCTTCTGCTGGGCGTCCTTCCGACGACAGAGGTACACCGATATTATTCAGGATACCTCCGCGGATGGCGTTGAAATCTTCTGGAGAAAATGTCGTCCGCATGGCTTCCACAACTTCTGGCGCTAGGTCTTTTCGCGTCAAAGCCTCTCCAGTACCCTGCGCTAAACGTTGTTGACCAAAAATCTTGCTTTCAAGAAGCTCTGCCGCCTTGTGGTGAGCTGCCTCCTGCGCCTTGTGCTGGGCTATGTTTTGAGCGACTGCCGGATCGCTAATCGCGTTCATATAGTCATCCGTCAGCGCACCATAAATCCTCCGGAGCTGGCCCTGCGTAACGCCATCCGTGTCAAGTTGTTGTGGTGAGTTTAAGGCTTCGCCGAGTCGCGTTCTCGCCGAGGCTATCGTATTGACGTTAAGAGCGTCTTTTGCCTCGTCAGTCGCTTCTGCCTCAAGACGGTCAAGAAGCGATTTTGAAACTTTTTCCCGGACAGTGGGAGAAAGTCCTCCAGTCATGTCGTCAATTGCCGCACGTGTCGCCGACATGTTTGCAGGCTGTGTCCCCCATTGTTTCGTTATTGCATCATAAAATGCCCGGTTTTCATTCTGGAAGGCCTGTTTCGCGCGTCCGGCCGCATCCTGCGCGAGAATCCCAAGCTCGACGACATTCGGGGCGGCCTGTCCCCCGGCAATCCTGTTTGCCGTGTTTCCAATCGCGCTGTTGAAGTTCGTCAGATTCGCCATATTTGCGCGTTCCATAGCGCCAGTACCGCCAAAAACGCTTCCAAGTGCATTCTCGTAAATTGCTGAACCCTTTCCGCCGACGCCAGTGCCGACAGTCCCCATCGGGATATTAAGCTGCCGGAAAGCGTTCACGACTTCCTGCCGCATGGGGTTTAAAGCACTGACCAGGCCTTTTCCGGCAAGACCGAGGCCCGTTCCTCCTATAGTCCCGATGGCCGTTTCTGCCCCGGCTTCTTTAAGAGCGTCAGCAGGGCTTTGCATGGCTGGGACAGTGTTCCCGCGTTCTCTTGCCGCGCTTCTCGCCATCTGTGCGGCGAGAGCGTCAATCCCCTGTCCAGCCGCTGCCCCGGCAGCTGAACCAGCCAAAGCTCCTGTTGCAATGTTCAGACCTCCTCCGCCGATTGCTCCGGCAATTCCGGCGGGGATAGATGCCACCGCGCTTCCGATTTCACGCGCACCGCCTAAGATATCGCCGAAGTCAAACCCGGACGGGTTTACGTATGTCCGCCGCCCCGTTGCCGGTGAAATGAAGGAAAGCCTTCCGTCATTGTCCATGCGCGCAGAATCGCCGTAAATAGCCTTGGCTCGTTCCAGCTTAACCTTAGGATCAACAGCGCTCCCGATGATGAACCGCTCCCGCCATGATGCGCCGGTCGTGTCGTCAATCGGGCCTTGTGGCTCGACCGTCCCTCCGGAAAGATGGGCAATGATGTCAGAGTCGCCGTATCCTGCTTTCCTCGCCCCGGCGATATCAAAATCGCTCTCGCGTGCCAAGAACTCGGCAATTTCAGCGTCCGTATAGCCTGCCTTCCTCGCTCCAGCTACGTCAAAGTCCATTACTTACCCCCTCTCCCAAACGAGGCCAGGGATGGTCTGCTGTTGTCTTTCTGAGGTGCTTTCCGGACAACGATGTCACCGTCATCATCACGCATCCAATTGCCCTCTCCGTGGACGATGTTATTGTAAATTGTTTCTACCCTGTTAAGGGTATAAAGAAACTCTTTTTCACTCTGCACCTGCGCTAGAGATCCAAGAGCCGCCTGAAGCATCCTATTTTCATTGTCTGAAACGTTGCCAAGTGCGCCACCAGTCGGGCTGGAATTGCGCATTTCTTGCAGACGTTCAAACGAAAGGTTCGATTTTATCGAATCCAAGACCTTATCAAGATCCGATGCTTTTGTTCCGGGAATTGCTCGCAACATGGCTCCGCCGAACCCCGTATTTGATACTACCCAATAATCCTTTGCCAGTTTTTTGGCTCGGCGAACATCATCTGTGACGATGTTCGCATATTTCATGGTGTTCTTTTGTTGTTTGAGTTCCTTTTCCTCTTTTTCCCCAAGCTCACGATCTTCTTTTGCCTGCTTCTGCTGAAACTCGGCTACCTTCATCCTGTTGGAATCGTCGGCGTTAAGCTGCTGCCTGGCAGCGCTTCCGGCGGCCCCGCCCATATTCGCAACTCTTTCCAGATTTGCCCGCGTCGTCGGGTCGAGAAGTGGCGGAAGCAGGGGATTGTTTCCACCAACTCGCGGAACATTGTCCGAGACCTGCCCAGGCGCAAGAGGATTTGCCTGGTCGCGCCATTCAGCCGACTGATTTCCGGTAAGGAAACCGAGTACGACTTTTGGCGTGTACATCTTCCCGTCCGGCATCTCCTGCCGCGCCATCGCGGAAAGCAAACGGGAAACGGCATCAAGGTCATTCAGATCGATCGGCTTGTCCATGTCGAGGCCGGACCAATCGCCGGCGTTGGTAACGTATTGATCCGTCGGATTTCCATCGGCAGCCGGAGCCCAGAGTCCGATCATCTGCCGTGGCGTCACGGCACCGCGGGCAGCGTATCGTGCAAGCTGATCACGATACGCGCGGAATGCCTCTTCTCCGGACTTAAAGACACGGTATCCTTCTCCGCCGGGAACTTTGAGATTCAGGGGATTCGATGCGTGCGGCCGCTCGGAGAATACAGGCTTTTCATCACCCTGTGGGCTAGCTGTTCCGTCTCCAGTCAAAGGCTTACCGCTATACGCTCTACTAAGAGCATCCCATCCGGCTTGTTCACGCGCTGCCTTTTTTGCCTGCTGCTCGTAATTCGCGCGGTTTATCAAAAGATTGCTCAAGGCAATATTGTTCTCAAGCTGCCGCTGCTGTTCAGCCTGTTCGTACTGCGCTTTCTTCATGGCAAGCATCTGATCGCGTTCAAGGGCATTGCGCCGTCCGGATGTCGTGTTCGCGTACTGGCCGAGCGTATCCATGCCGGCGTTTCCGATGGCCTCGCCGAGACCTTCCCGCGCGCTGTGCGCCATAAGGGAAAGCCCGGCCATAAGGCCAAGCATCGGGAGGTCGCCGCGGCGGGTTACCTCCTTCCAAGCCGCGTCGGCGTCAGTAGCGTACTGGTTTGCCTCGGCGTACGGGTCTTTCCGTGTCGCGCCGAAAAAGCCGCCGGAAGGAGCGGTAGAAGCCTTTTCCTGCTGCGGAATCCATGCGGCCTTTTCATCGACTTCCGGGATGTCAGCATACGGATCAAAAAAGATCTTGTTGTTTCCAAACATCTGTGCACCCCCCTTATTCAAAATAGGACAGCAGGCCCCTGTCGCCGCCAAGCGCAGCCGCAAGGCTTGCCGCCGCCGTCAGGCCGCCGATGGTCGTACCGAGTGCCGAGCCTTTGTAGCCTTGCTTGCCCGTTTCCGTGGTCGTTCCGCCGTAGGTGCCCTGAATCAGCTGGTTGTAGTTGGAAAGCGCTGTGAGCGCCCGCTGCGCGTTGTAGTTGTAGCGGTCGATATCAGCGTCAATCTGCGCCTGCCTGTAGGCATCCTGCTGCTGGCCGGCTTCGGACAGTGCCGCCGCATCTTTATAGCGCTGATTCGCCAATTCCTGGCCCGTTTGCATCGCCTGCAGCTGCGCATCCAGCCCGGCGTTGTATTCTCCACTGGCCGCACGCGCCGCCTCAAGCCGCTTGTCATACAGGTTGGCGTACATGTCCGTGGCCAGGTTGTTCGCGGCTTCCGCCTTGGCATTCGCCATGGCGCCTGAGCCATACCGCCCTGCCTGGTTGAATGAGGAATCAATCCCGGCCTGCGCCTGGCTGTTGGCGCGCCGGTAAAGCTCATCCACGTATGGGTTGTCCTGCCCGGCAAGCTGATTGAGCGTCTGCAATCCTGTGTTCCCGGACATGGTCTGACCGGTCAGGATTTTATTGGCAGCCCGCGAAGCATTGCCGAGAGTCCCGTAGGCGTCATCTCCGGCAATAGCCCGGTTCGCCTGCATCTGCTGCGCCGCGAGCGTGTTCTGCGACTGCCCGGCGAGAGTCCCGCCCTGGTAGTACGCCGGGGCAAGGCTGTTTATTGCCGTGTCATACGGGTTGGCATAATTTCCCGCGTTATAACTCTGCTGCGCTTTCGCAAAGACGTCAGTCAGATAAGGCTGCTGCCCTTCCCATGGGGTTGCAACTGTGTTTGTGGTCGAGGAACCACCTCCGCCCTTGGCCATATCCGCCTCCTTACAGCTTCGCCGTCCACGCAGGGACGTTTTTCCTCGTGAACGACGTAATGACGGCGTCCGAGTTTTCGTTTGTGTCATGGAACCAGCATTGCCCTGGGACAACGCCGCAGAAATCACCGCCAAGCGCGAGGGCATACTTCACGGCCGCCACGTTTGGCTTGGGAGTTATGCCGACAAGATAATCGAGGACATATCCGCCGCTGCCGTTCTCTTCCCAAAGGATAGATCCCAGCGAAAAAAGTCCTGCTGCCTTGCTGATGCCCATCTTGCGGTCAGTTGTTCGCCTTCCTCCGGTTGGGAGCGTGCAGAAATGGACCTGCGCTGACTTGCCGAATTTGTCCGTCAAAAGAACCATTCCCACAGGGACGTCCTGATACAGGACGATCCAGGGAAAGATATCCTCTTTTCGCATCCAGCGGACAAATCCGCTGCCGTCCATCGGCGGAAGGCAGTAGGAAAAAGCCCTGTCCCGCCCGGCATCGCAGACGAGCCGCCAGAAGGCCATGAACTGCCTGTCTGTCAAATCCGCCTTGTAAACACGCGAAAATTCTCCCATGCTCCCGCCTTACCATCCGAAGATAGTGCGCACGGCTCCCATGCCAAGCCCGGCCATCGGGTTCCATGCGGTCACGCCCATCTGCGCCGCGTCAAGCGCCGCGTTGCCGTAGTCGCCGTTGGCAAGCCCAAGCCCGACTTTACCGGCGCCGACTACGGTCCCGAGTCCGGGCATCCCCATACTTCCGGCGGCTTCGCTTCCGGCATCGGCAAGCCCAGGCACGGCGTCGGCAGGAACAAAATCGGGAACAGGCACATCACCCATGGCGGCGATGTCGCTTCCCATCCTGGCCGCGTTATTGCCTTCGTTCGCCGCCATGGCCAGCAATCCCCCCTGCGGGAGCTGATCCTGACCGGGAACCGGCGGAACGATCTCTCCGCCGCCGGTTAAAGGCGTTTCACCGGGGACGTTGAAGCCTTCCACTTCCCTGAGCCGTTCGTAGGCGTTGTTCGCCCAGGGCGACGTAACGGATTCCTGATAGGCCGCGCTGGCCGCGTCCTTGGCATCCGCGTACTGCTGCGCCATCTTCCCAAGGATGCCGCCCAGCTTCACCGCCTGCTGTGCTTCGTCAGGCTGCTGCTTGGCCCCGGCGCTGGACGTTGTCGTCGTTGCCCGCGGAGTCTGATATGAGCTGCGGTTTGTCGGGAGCTTCACGTTCTGAAGCGGCGCGTGGCTCGTTCCGCCATGCCTCTGCCGGTAGATGTCGTAAATACCTGCCATTTTTTGTCCCCGTTTATAAGCTGTCGCCGATTATCGCCCATCCGAAGGCACATTCCCCCGGTGCGCTGGTGAAAGAAAACGTCATCTCGTCCCGCGTCATGTTCGAAAGCCACCAATGCGCCGCCGCCGCTGTTGCATCCAATGGAATCAGGATGGCAAGCCGCCCGGCCCGGCATCGTTTGTCCTGGATGGTAACAGACGTATCACCCGCGGCACACTCCACCTTGCCGATGTTCATCGTGTCCCCGCGCAATGCCGCATTGACGCCGATGGCAAGTTCAACCATCTGCTGCGGCGTGGCCTCGGGCACAATTGCGACCGATGAAGCCATCACATCCCCCCTTCCGGTTCATAGAGCGCTTCAACGCCCACAGCGTGAACGAAATCGTCACCTGCCGGTATCTCAACGTGCGCAGCGATATAGACCGTCGAAAGATGGTGATAGCATACGCCGTCTCTTTCCTGCGGCGTAGGATCAAGACCGCGCCGCTCATCCCTCTGCCGATCGCGGTAGAGCGGTCCTGCGACAGCGTCTCCACGGTCAACCAGCGGCCTGAGTCCGTGCAGCATCACACGTTCGCCGCCGAATTCCGCCGTTTCAAGCGTCGCGGCAAGCGCAGGCCCGGCAAACTGCGCTAATTTGTGATCATGCCCGAAAGCCGAAATCACGTTCCTTCGCTCCCGCAAAAACGGGTCATCGAGCGAGGAAAAAGGCAGGTTGTCCAGATCGCCAAACTGGTCAAGCTCATCCAGGGTAAAACCGCGCGAAACGCCTTCACACAGCGTTTCTGTGTCAATGATTCCGTAACTCCAGCGATCCAGGTGATAGTTGTAAATCAGGATGCGGTCGAAAATGTGTTCAGGCGCGTTCTCAGACGGGAAAACCCAAACGGCAAGCCGGCGCTGCGCATCATGCGCGCCCTGGATCTCGCTGTACCGGCCTGATCCGCACTCATTGAAAAACCAGCTGTCGATGCGTTCCGCGCCGATGCTTTTCGTGGACGTGCCGTCCGTGATGCGCCAGCCGTCATCTGCCAGGAAGACGCATGCGTTCCCGCAGACTACGGGCGAACGCGGAGCAAGGCATCCGTGCTGACGGTCTACAACATCGAATTTGAAGACGTACGGCGTGCCGATGTACGTTGCCCTGTGAATCGCCCGCTCAAGAAAAATAAGCCCGTCAACTCCGTTTCCGATGCCGCCGACGATAGACTGAATTCCGCCGCCCTCCGGAAAAACCTGAACGTCCGACTGCACAAACTGGGCCGCGTCCGTCCCGACAGTCGGCCAGGAATCCGGGTCGTTGATGGCTGACCAGTGAACCGCATTGTCGCCGTCCGCTGTCGTCCTCCCCAACATCAAAAAATCCCGCACAACGCCGATGACTTCGCCCGTAGGAGCACCTGAAACCGCCGCAAATGTCGTTATGCCGCCGGCGACCGTCCCTTTAATGAGGTTGTCACCGAAAAGCGCGTACATGTTATCGCCGTAGGCAACCATGGCGCGTGTGTCACTGGCCACCGTGTCGCTGTATTTGCTTGTCCAGACGGAATTTTCCAGCGCGTAGATATTCCCGACCGTCATGGCGTACGTCAAAAGCGTTGAATCTATTTTCCGGTGCGTGAAGCCAGTGTAAACGCGCGAAGGAAGAGCATTGTAGATAAGCGGGACAAGTCCCTTCATCGCGCTGTATCCCCGCGCCGCAGGGATGACGTTGCAGATGACCGGAGCCTGTTGCCCATTAAAGATGGCGGAGTCAGGCTCCCACGCCCCGAACTCTGCCGTGAATTTCGTAAGTGCCATCTCCGCCACCTTTTTTGGGTTTTACTCTTCAAGCGTCTCGACTCTCGACGTGAGATCCGCAATCGCCGCGATAACGTCCGCAATGAACTGCTCGTACGTCACGAAAGTGAGTTCCTCGTCATCCATCTTGTCATCCTCTCTTTTGATGGTTTCAAACAGCCCGGCCCCATGCCTGATTATGAGCATGGAGCACATGCCAGCCCTGCGCCGCATCGGCCATGGGAACCCAGTCTCCGGAAGAAACCGGTCTGTCGTGCCAGCCGTGGCCGAAAATTTCACCATGCGCTGAATCCGATGACATGGCGGCCATCGTGTCGCCTGTCCCGTCAAAAATAACCTGCGCAAAAATCGCTTCGCTTGAAACCGCCGACGCTTCCAGCACTTCACGCAGAAAACATGTTCCCTGCGCCGAAATTGTCCCAGAAGCTGAAATTTCGATATATGCGCCGGATGCGCTTTCTTCCGCTTCCGCGTCTTCGGAAAGGTTGAGCCCGTACACCCCTGCCGTCAGCCAAATCGCGCTGTCCAGCGAATACGGCAGATGATCGATATCTCCCCATGCCGGGAGCGTATCTATCGTCTGCGGCGGCGGATATATGGCGGTAATGGATGACATAGTCTAGTCCATGCTGAGAATCAGGTTGCCGGTTGCAACGCGGAAAATATCACCGGCAGTCACGGTCTTTCCGATGTCGAGAGCCCCGTACCAGACCAGATTCCCGCCCGTCGAAGCGTCAAAAAGCCCCCAGCTGTTAACGGTCCCCCATGTCCCCGTTGCCGGGTCAAACTCAATATCCGCGGAATTGGACATGGAGCCGCCGGAAACTGTCCCGAAGGTCACGGCCTGCCTGGCATATCCGTTTCCGGATACTTCCGTTCCCGGCGTTGATTCGCCTGGCGAAAGCGTGAAAAGACCGAGATACGCCGTCCCCCCTGTCTTGTAATTCGTCAGAAAAAGATCTTCGCCGTAATCTGTCAGGGACATTTCAGATCCTCCTTGTTGGCCGCATGGTGATGTTGGCCGTGTACCGCGCACGGTTTTCCTGTTTTCTGATGTTTTCCTTGGCCGCTTCAAGATATTGCGCCCACTCCGCCACCGGAGCGCTCCCCCGCGTAAACGATCCGCTTTCGACGAGTGACGCATACAAATAGACGTCCGGCGCGGTCAGAAGCACATCATTCGTAACCTGTTCATCGGAAAGCGGCGGAATCTCTGCATAATACGCCATTGTCAGCGTCCCCGCACCGTCAGGACACGGGATGAGAAGAAGCTCGCGTCCGAGGATGGTGTACTGGGCAGGACATCCAGAAACGGAGCTTTCAAGCTGCGCCCGATCCGGCGGCATATACACGAGATTGACTATTTTTCCGCCGGAACCGCCCGTTGGCAGAAAAGACAGATCCCGCATCTCCATGAACACATCCCAATCGCCGGCAACACGCTTCCAGGGCAGCGGGACCATCTTCTGCCCGCCGACGATATCCGTTGTCGCCCGCCGCTCCATCACGCGCATGCGCAGTTCGCGGTTCAGCCGCATCTCTGCCAGCTTAATAAACGTCGGGATACGCTCCGTCATGTCGCCGCGTCCAAGATAATCGGCGATCGCGTCCTTGAGTCCTGCGTATGTCGTCAGATCCGCCATAATTTTTCCCCCTTATTCACCGCTTCCGGCCATCAACCCCAACAGCCCGCCGAGAACGGCCTGCGTCTTGGGGCTGTCAGCCAGCCATTTCCCGAATTGGCGCGCCGTGCCACCGGCTCCTTTGGCCAATGCCGCACCGCCGCCGACAAAAGGCACGGCTTCCGTCGCCCCCTGCACAAGACCGTAGACGCTTTTCTCCGCATCCGTCTGCGGCGTGGCAAGTCCCAT